TAAAATTCCCTTGAAAATCTTTAACTAAAGCGGTAGTTAAGTGTTATGAATGATGTAATTGATGTTGAAAACAAAGAGCGGCTAATAGAGGAAATCTATAAGGCTGTTTTCCGTTGCGTGTAATTACGCAGTCTACTTTTTGAGGTTAGCCTTTATAATTTCCTAGTTAGGAATAGCTACAAAACCATCTTCTTCCGTATTAGCTTCTTCTGCTGTGGCTATGCCGGCTGTCCCAACAAGACCTGCGGTAGCAATGCCAATATCCCTGCGTTTTCCATCGTAGGTTTTCCACGTAGGTGCGCCGCCAGCACCCAGCTTTTCAGCCTCTGCTATAATCATGTTTCTAGCGCCGTCAGCGGTAAGTTGATTATCATCAACCATCCTCCAGATGGCTTCTGTTGAGGCTACAAATTGTTTGTTACTTTTTAATTTTTGAGGGAACAGGGTACGTAGTTGTTCCCAAGAAATAGACTGCATTTCTCTTGGGAGTACTCCACGTAGTTGGGCCGCTTCTGTGGTCGCATCAAAGTACAGGCCGTAGTTACCTGCCATACCAGAAGTCGCCTTGCCATCATTGGACCATCTAGCAGGGTTACCTTTAATGTTAGCACCGTTCAGTCCGTGATGTACTTCCACTGCGCCAGAACCCAAAGGCCTCATAAGACCCGCCGCAATTTGATGGGTGTCCACAGTTACATCGTTAGGGCTGTCGGGATTAAGAATGTTATTAAAGAAATTACGGACTTTATGGTTACCCCCTAACTCAGGGGATATTGCGGCAAGAGTACCATCGCCCTCAAGAATACGGACAGCCTTGGCAATGTCGCCAAAGCCTTGGTGAACAAGAGGGGTCTGTGCGCCGGAGTTATTAAGAGAGTACCCTAGTATGTCGCCTTCAGGACTAATTTCCCGATATGCTTTACCAAAGTGTGCTTCATCATACGCACGTAACCACAAAGCCTTTTGCATAGGGGTTTCTAATTCCCCCCAATTCTTACCCTTAATGCTTTTAAGCACGTCACCATTCTTACCGTCTTGAAAAGCTGTGTTACCTTTTTTCTTACGGGATACGGGTATAGTAGTTGTTATGTTGTCCATAGATTGGGTCCAAGGAGCGTTTGGGCCTAATTCCGTATGGTGCTTAATAATACGCTCACCTAGAGCTACGTTCTGAAACCAATCCTTTTGAGGAGACATTACCGCTAGTACGCCAGAGGTTTTTTCGGCGCTTACCCCAAATCTACCTGACAAGCCGCTAGCAATACGGTTGGCACCTTGATACCATTTAGCACTGTCTTCTGCGATACCTAGCTTGTCCGACATATCATAAAGACTGACAATATTGTCTTTCATGCGGTTGGTATAATTGGCACCTGTTTCGGCAACGTCTTCGGACCAAAGGTTTTTAAGTCCGGGATAGTTCTCTGCCATCATAGCAAAGTTATCCCCCATGTTTTTGTTCCCGCTCATCAGCGCATCGCCGTCACTGACCATCGCCCCGGTTTGCAATGTATCATCCTTTGATACGGCGGCAGGAAGTCGGGTGTCTACACGGCGGTTAGGGCCAATTTCTGGTGGTAGGTTTGACGCTAGAGATGGGCCTTGGTTACTGCCAAAAACTTCTTCAGTTTGTTTAACCAAAGGAGTACTATCCACAAACATATTCCCGCCTAATGAACCCACGGTGTTTGGGTCGTACTTAGGAAGTGCGTCTGCTACTTTACCTGCGCCGTCTGCTATAGACCTAGCGCCAGACATGATGGCTTTAGATGCAGCGTCACCCGCCCCCGGAACTAGTCCTACAATAGTAGCAACAGCCCCTAAACCGCCCATAGCGCCGATTAGATAGTAGTTAGGGTTCTCCTTGTCTAACTCCTCACCAATCATCTTAACGGTCTCGTAGCCGCCTTTAATGTCGCCAATGATGGGTGTGAAATCTAGGGCTACGTTTCCTACGTCTTTCCAAGTAATTTCAGGCGCATACATATCAGCGGCGTACTTTTTAGACTCCTGCTGTAGACCTTCTTCAGTGAAGCCAAACATAGTATCGGGTGCCGGATCGTTCTCCGTACCCTCACCAAACATAAACTCATACAAACCCATTATTCGGCTCCCTTAGTGACTTCATCTCTTAAAGTCTCAATGCGCTTTAACTCAGCAATTGCGCCTTGGATTTGCAGTACTCGTTGGTGATCTTTGGCAGTCTCCAGAAGCCCGTGGTAATACCAGATACGTGCTTTGGCGTAGTCCTTCAGGGAGGAATACTGCTCTTTGTCATTTACTAGAGGCAGCATACCCCTACAGAAATGCTTATCCATTATTTTACCTCGAAACAGTACAGGGCTATATTGCTAGTAGTCACAAGAACTACGGCTCTATTCTCTTGTTGAGCGCACTCTTCTTGTGTTGGATACTGCCCAACCTGATAGTGGCTTAAATTATTATTTATCAGTTGGAAGAACATCAAAACCCACACTACTGCGGCATCCCTTGAGGAGGTTGCTGTGGCTGTGGTGCATTGCCCCCATTAGCTCCACCGCCGCCGCCTGTGAAACCTGCTGCGTCAGGCTCAGGTGCTTGGCCCGGTGCTATGTTCCCGCCGCCATTGCCGGTAGGGTCGTTGGGGGAGGGTGGTCCGCCTTGTGGCTCTGCTCCCTGTGGGGGTACTGGGGGCTGTGGCATCAGTGCTTGAATTTCTGACATCATCTTTTGCTGGATAGCTGCCTGACGCGGATCGTTAAGGATTTTATCCTCGTCCAAGTCCATAGACGAAGCTAACTCCCTCAAAATATAATCGTATTTTACAAAGGGCTGCATACTTGGGTTAGCTGTCATTTGCATGAACTGAAGAAGACGCTGGCTGCGCACTTCATTACGCATAAGACTTTCTGTGCCACGGGCTTTAACGTCCAAGTCACCAATAAACTCTTTGTCGAAATTGAACTGCATGTTGAAGCTGAACAAACTTTTACCCAGCGGAGCCAACAAGTAGTCGTCGATGTTGCGAACCACAGCTTTAATGTTCTGAGCGGCTGCACCCATCAGCATGGACATACCAGAAGCAGTACGACCTACACCGCCTACGGCACCAGAGCCGTGGGTGTATGATGGAATGCCCGTAGCCTCGTCGGCAAGCTGACGGCTCTTGTCAAACATCATTAGAAGCTCTTGGGACACATTCGGGAACTTGGTTCCATTAATTGCGGTGCCGGGTTGTCCGCTCTGTCTCCGGAATACTTTGCCGGGGTACACAGACATATCCTGACCCGGTACTAAGTTGGTCTCATCGATCTCAATTAGTAGGTTCCCAGATAGGGCACCATTGTCCACCGCCATACGCATGAAACCATTCATAAGTAACTGAGTATCAAGCATATTTTCAGCAACGCCAATGCCGAAGAAGCTGTACGGATTTAGCTCGTATGGGACCGCTAAATAAGGAATACGGGTGGGAGTGAACGGATTTAGCACCAAACGAAGGATTTGACCGTTACATATCCAGATATTTACCTGAACTTCGTCTTGATCAGCCAATTCTTTAGGTATTTTAATATCGGCTTCTTCGGCTAATTCAGCGTCCAAAATGCCCCAATATTCAAGTACTTCGTAGCGTTCCATCGTAGAAGCTACTGAATCGTCCTCTAAGGCGTCCTCCCAGTACTCACGTTGGTAGTCAGCGCCGTAATCTATTGCTAATTCTATGCTTTCTGTGCGGAAATGAGGGCGTTTCTTCAACGTACGCATTTGCGTACGGTTTAGACGATGTCTTTGGACCGTAAATTCGGCCTCAGTCATGTTTCTGGCATCGGGATCGGGGTAGAAGTCCCAAATAGACACGTATTCCATCTTTGGGATGGTTTCAAAGAGCGGATCGTAGTTACCTTCCTCGTCCCAGCGTGGATATTCCTTATCCAAAGCAAATGGACCCTTGAAAATACCTGTTCCAAAGAGTGTTGTCTCAAATGCTACTGAGCGTAGGTGTTTAGGCGCATCAGTCTCATCCAACTGATCGTGCATTAGCTTTTCCATCTTCTGAGCAGCACGTTTAGCTGGCTCGAAGGTGATTGCACCCGGATTTGTGTTACTACCTTGCTCTAAATCGTCTTTTACAGGCTGTAGGGTGTCTTTAAATAGCCCTAATTCCTTAGCAATGTCAGGACGTGCTACAGAAGTAGGTACTTTGTAGTCTACGTTAGCCTTTTCCTTAACATTTTCGTCGGTTAAGGCGTTTGGATTGTATGATACTGACTCAGAAAGGTTATTTGGGAACTGTCGAGCCTCAATGCCAATAGGAAACTTGCTGCCAGCAAACAGAACGTCCACCACTTGTGCGTAGGCCGCTAAAACCTTGGTCTTAGTTACCTTAATAAAGGCTTTGGACTTCTCAGTATCGGTAAATTGAACTTCGCTAGAGTAAATACCACGATAATTACGGTATGCGTCTAGCCAACGCTCTTCGTCTTTATATCGGGCGTCTTTAGAGCGGGTGTATTGTCCGTTAACAAAGGCAACAGCACCAGAATAATTGATATTTTCTTCTTCCACGTCACCGTCTTCAGTCAGTGGTACTGCAATGTCAGTATCTGTAACGTCTTCTGGTAGTGGTTTGTCCATCAATGCCATTTTTAGTATCCAAATGTTGTGTCTGAAGGTCGCCAGACTTGTTGTGGGACGCCTTGACCCATATCAAAGGGCGAGAAAGCTTTAGGTCGGCTCATAACTGCGTATCTGACACTGTCGTATGCGTGATCTGTAGCGTAGCGAGGGTCTATGTCGTCTGACCCTCTAGGGTCCGCAGGGATAACTGGGAGATCAGCAATGATTTGTCGGCAGGTATTAAAAAACTGAATACCCGGAATGCCTGTTTCTTCGTCTATTTTTAAAACTTCGTGGAAGCGGTTCTTACCAGCAACCCGTGCGCCGTTTGTCCGGTCACTAGGACGCCAGCGAGTGCCTTGTGAAATCATTTCTTCGGCAATAGATGGCCCTAACTGGCCTCTGTTATGCCAACAGCTACTGTCCAATACACCGTAGTCGATACGCTCACCGCCTTCGGCTTCAATAACTGCCTTAGCTAGGTCACGGCCTGTGTGCTTACTGACGTATAATTCACGGTAATTGATTAAAGTCCCATAGCTTGGGTCAATAGCAAACCAGTGAACAGCACTGTAAGAACTGTATCCGTAGTCACACGACCTGAACCTGCGCCAATCAGTCGGAATATCAAACGGTTCAACAACGTGTTTAGTCGATCTAAACTCAGAAAATGCTGCACCATCCGCAACTGCCCAATCACCTTCAAGTAGCTGTCTCCTCTGCATCTCAGGTAAGGATAATAGGTTGGCCTCGTACTGACCGCCTTCCATCAGGTAGGGGTTGTCAGATAGTTTTGCCGGAATGAACCTACGGTAAAACAGTGGCTCTCCAGCCCTCTCATGGCTGTCTGGGTAGACTAGGTCTTCGCCGCTATCTAAGTCCTTCGCCACAAACTTTGTATTAGACGGGGCAGGGTCAATAAAGGTACGTTTTACCCAGCCATGACCTGCTCCGCCGGGGTTGGTAGTTGCCCTCATGTAGATAGGAAGCGTGGGGTCTGTCGTTCTCAAGCGTGACCTCATGTAGTTCCACGCGAAGGGAGTAGGGTACTGAGTAAGCTCATCGAAGGCCACATAACTAAAGGCCTGACCCTGATAGCGCAGTACGTCTTGGTCCCTTTCCAGATAGGTTAGCCAAAGGCGACTGCCGCTAGGAAACGTCCACTGCGACTTCTTCTCCGCCCACTTAGCTCCCTGAAATGCCTTGGGGTATAACTCCTGAGACTTCCAAATAAGTTCCCGCAGTTCGTCGTTAGTTCTACGAAGGATCAGCCCATTAAAATTAGGATTGCCAAAGTAGCGCATTGGGTCGGCAAGTAGTCCAAACGATTTCCCGCCCCCGGCTGCGCCGCCAAAAAGTACTTCTCTCTCGCTGGCCGCTAAAAACTCCGTCTGTGGACCTTCGTTAGGGGCGAAGA